TATTAAATTTAGATGATTTTTATGGTATTAGCGAAGATATAGACTTTGCTAAGGGTAAATACAAATACCCACAAACTATAAAGGAAGCTAAAGGGTTATTAAAAAGAATTTGGAAAAGTAAACGCTAATGGCAGATAATACTACAACTTATACAGCCGTAATTGATACCCAAGTAAAGGGTGCGGAGGAAGTAGGAGACTTAGGTGATAAGGCCGAAGAAACCGCCGGAGCCTTTGTCAAACTTCAATTACAAATTCGTAAAACTCAAAAGGAATTACAGGAAGCAGCAGCTGCTGGCGATAAGGTAAAGTTCAATAAGTTAAGAGGACAATTAGATGAGTTAGAAGAAGGTTTAGAAAAGGTTCAATTTCAAGCTAAACAATTTGATGACCAATTAGCATCTCTACCAGGTCCTGCTGGCGCAGCTGGTAATGCAATTAAAGGTGTAGACCAAGCATTCAAAATCCTTATAGCAAACCCTATCATTGCGGTTATTGCTGCAATTGGTGGTGCGTTACTATTAATGAAGAAAGCCCTTAGTTCAACTGCTGAAGGACAACAAACTCTTAACCGATTATCACAAGCATTTAGTGGAATATTAGGACCTATCCTTGCAACGGTAGAGAAAGTAGCAGTTCCTTTATTTAATGGATTTGCATTTATATTAGAAAAGGTTGCTCAAGGTTTCCAAAAGTTTGCTAAGTTCTTAGGTATTTCAGAAGCTAAGATTAAAGAATCAACTCTTGCAGTAGATGAGGTTCAGCAAAAAGCTAATGAAGATGAGAAAAAGAGACAAGAAGAACTAACTAAGAAAACTGAAGAACAAAATAAAAAGAGAGCAGATGCTAACGCTAAAGCAGCAGCTGAGAAAAAGAAAAAGCAGGAAGAAGCTGCAGCTGCAGAAAAGAAAAGATTAGAAGAAGAAGCTAAGAACTTAGATGCGGCTAATAAAGTACTAACTGAAGCATACATTTCTACATTAGAACAAAGAGACCAGGAGATATACAAAGCTGGACAATTACAAAACGAAAGATTGTTAGCATTAGAAAAAGCTGGTATTAAAGATAAATCAGCAGTATTAGAGCAAGGTAGATTAGAGATAGCTGCAATCAATAAGAAATACGATGATGAAGAAGCTAAGAAAGTAGAAGAAGCTAAGAAGAAGACTGAAGAAGATAATAAAAAGAAGGAAGAAGAAGATAAAGCTAAAGTAGATAAAAAGAGACAAGATGACCTTTTAGGATTAGATACTCAATTACAATTTGATAATCTATCTTTTGAGCAAAGAAAAACCCTAATAGATGAGAAGGAAAGAGTACTATTATCTGATAAAGAATTAACTGAAAACCAAAGAACAGCCATAGCCAAAGCAGCAGCTGCGGAAAGAAAGAATATTGATATGGCTGAATTGGAAGCTAAGACAGAAATATCAAATGCTTATTTAGATTTAGCTGGACAGTTTGGTTCTCTATTACAACAAATAGCTGGTAAGAATAAAAAGGTTGCAATAGCTGGTATCATCATTGAACAGGCTGCATCTATTGGAAAGATAATTGCAAATACTGCAGTAGCTAACGCTAAATCAGTTGCGGCATTCCCTCTTACATTAGGACAACCTTGGGTAACTATTAATACCATATCAGCGGCATTAGGTATAGCATCAACTGTGGCAGGAGCAGCTAAATCAATAGCACAAATTAATTCTAACTCAACATCTCCAAGTTCAGGAGGTGCTTCACTACCAAAATCTAGTGGAGGAGGAGCTTCAATACCATCACCTACAATAGCATCAACACCAGCGCCTGTAATTCAAGGTACAGCTGCGGCAACGCCTGGTGCACAAATTGCAGATACATTGGCTGGAGTTACTGGTAAACCAATTCGTGCTTATGTAGTTAGTGGAGATGTATCATCACAACAGGCATTAGATAGAAGAACATCAAATGCTGCTACATTCGGTGGATATTAATATATACATATATAAAAATATATAACGATAAATCAAAGTTAAATTGTTAAAGGACATGGAATTATACGAACTTATTATAGAGGACTCAAACACAGACGAAGTATATGCATTATCGTTAGTGGAAAATCCTGCTATTGAAGCAGATTGGGTTTACTTTACTGAACATAAAGAGCAAGTTAAATTTGCTACTGTGGATACTGATAAAAGAACTATCGTAGCTCCTGTTCTTATACCTGATAAAAGAATTTATAGAGTAGATGAGAAAACAGGTCACGAATACGAAGTATTTGTAACTGCTGAAACCATTGAGAAGTTAGCTCAACAATATCTTATGAAGGGTTATCAGAATAAAGCAACTGTTGAACATAGTGAGAATATAGATGGTGATGTGACTGTGGTAGAAAGTTGGGTAAGTAAATCATCTACAAAAGATAAATCAGCTAATTACTTTAGTAGATTATTCCCTGCTGGGACATGGTTCGTAACTATGAGAGTGAACGATGAAACTCTTTGGCAAGATTATGTTAAGACTGGAAAAGTAAAAGCAATATCCATTGAAGGCTTATTTGGACATCAATTAGTTAAAGCAACTGCTATTGAACAAATAATGGAAAAGGATATTAACGAGCTAAGTGAAAATGAAGCAGTAATAGTCCTATCTAAAATTAGAGCCGTAATCTCTAAGGATAGAAGATACAAAGAAAAAAAAAGAATTGACTTAGAATCATTCTCTGATTATGGAGATGGTGTAAAAGGAAATGCTAAGAGAGTATTAGAGTATGTAGAGAAGAATGGTTGGGGAAGTTGTGGTACGCCTGTTGGAAAACAAAGGGTCAATCAGCTAGCTAAAGGCCAACCTATTTCAGTAGATACAATCAAAAGAATGTACTCTTATCTTAGTAGACATGAAGTTGATTTACAAAATTCAAAATCTTATGGTGATGGATGTGGTAAATTAATGTATGATGCATGGGGTGGTAAAGCAGCATTAAGTTGGAGTAGAAACAAACTAAGAGAGTTAGGTTTATTGCAAGAGAATGAAGCACAACCATCAGTATCATCAACATACCCTGGTCAAGCTGCAAGTGGCAGTATTGCACCTGCTACATTTGGTGATGTACCTCCTGTATTGCAAGATTTCGCAGAATGTCCCCCAGCTACACAAAACATAGCACTGAATTTATACAATAGAAGTATAGCAATTAAACAAGCTCATTACGGTCCTCTAAATCCAAACGAACCAAACGAAGCATATTGGGAAGCTAAGGCTAAACAATTCGGAGGCTCAATTGAAGAAGCTAAATCAGCAAGATGTGGTAATTGTGCTTTCTTTGATGTTAGAAAACAAACACTTGATTGTATTGCAGAAGGTATAGGATATGAAGATGACCCAGAGAAAGTAATTGAAGCAGGTGAACTGGGATATTGTGAAGCATTTGATTTCAAATGTGCAGCTGCAAGAACTTGTGATGCATGGGTTGTAGGTGGACCTGTAAAAGATTAAAGAAATGAATAATAACAAAGTACATAATAAGATATTACAATTCGCTACGCCTGAAATTACTTTTTCGCAGTTCTATTCATTCTTAATGGATAGTACTCCATCAAATCCTATATGGGTTAAATGGAATAAAGTAGATGGTGCTGAAACAACTCGTAGAGTTAATTGGGGACCATTCTTAAATGGTATCGCTAGAGGTGCTATCTATGATTATGAAGCCTTTGATTATATGGTTGTTGAATCCGTAGATAATAACGGAGAATGGAGAACCATAAACTTACAAGACGTTTCTGAATGCCGTTGGCAAGGTAGAAGATACCTAGTTAGGTAATAGTATTAATATATTCTCTAAGTACTGGTTCGGTAACACCGAATTGTTTAGCCATACGGGTAATACCACATTTAACAGAACTTTGTTTGAAGTTCTCTTTTACAATCATTTTTTCTTCTTTAGTTAAATAGTTTTTCTCAATAAAATTAAGAGAAGTATTTCCGTTCAACCATTGTTTTCTAAATAGATTGAATTGAGCAGTTAAATCATTCATTACCTTTGTGATATATGTACGAGATGGCATTCCATCTACTGCAGCCATTTTGTTTACAATCTTTCTACGATTTATATCCTCAACCTTTTCAAAGTTATTTAACAAATCAATAAGATAAACACCAACAGGTCTGAATCTTTCTTTTGGTAATATCTTTTCTATATTCAATTCCAAATACATAGTGAAGGCTTCCAATAGTAATTTAGCTTCTCTACTTTGTTTATCTCTTTCATCCGTATTAGGTCTATCAAATGTGAGAGACATGTAACTCATAGGAATATATTTTTTGAAGTATTTGTAGTTCTTATCATTGTGTATCATATAATAGAACTTAGCCATCACTGTAAAGTATGAGAACGCTTTAGTACCCTTACCACATTCAAACATGTGCATCTTTTCTACGATATGTGCAATACAATCCATCTGCATATCAATAGAATCAGTATCCGTATAACTAATCTTTAACTTATTAAACCAAACTTCAGCTATCTTTTGGAGAGCTGGGTAGATTATTTTGAAAGCGGTTTCTCTTTCTCTTTGGTCTGTAGAATTAAGATAAACACACACAGCGTTTTCTACATCTTCATTAAAGTAATTGTTATTAGGATTCTTCTTTCTGGGCATTATAACTTTTGTTTATTATTTAACAACAAATGTAAATTAAATTGTTAAAGGATAAAGA